GCTTCGCACTCATTTATATATGTCTGAGCCATTGTGTCACACTGGCTACACTCGTTATCATCTGAACTTAAATCATCACCATATCCACAACGAATGATCACAAAATCATAATTAGTTTTAATATAGTCAAAATTAATATCCCCCTGATGGCTACTTATATCAATTCCTTTTCTCATAATTAAATCCTTCTTTCTGTTTTAATTCATAAAGGAAGGCTGTTACACCTTCCTTAAATAATAAATATTCTTGCTTTAAGTATCACTTTTTTGTTATCTGTTTATATGCCTGATTAACACCTGTTGATGCAAGTCCTGACACAATACCAACTGCAATTGCATTCATAATGTCATTCGCAGGAAAATCAGGAATAACAAACATTCCTACAGCTCCCAAAATGCCACCTGAAACACCTACAATTACAGGAATAGCTTCATCCTTAACCTGCTTAACCTGCTTTGCTGCAGTACCAATCAAATAAGTAATAACCACAATTGCAAGAACGGTTCCCATTTGTGTAATATCCATTTTAATCACCCTTACCCTTTCTTCTCTAAATCTTCGATTCTATGGTTTGCGACCTTGATTTTTTCTTCCTGGAGTGCGGTCAATTCTTCAAGTTTAAATGTCCTTTCAATAACATTGTTATGCTTATCAACTCGTTTTGTTAACTCGGACAGTTTATAATCAATCAATGTTATGGTCTTATTGTGCATTACATAGTTATTAATCAAGCAAACAACCAATGTAACAACTGCTGTTATAATAGCTTCATTCATGTTTTTTCTTTCCAATCTGTTGCACTGGTGCAACTCTCATTTTTATTTAGGAACATATTTCAGCTAAGAATCATCATAGTACATCTTAGATACCTCCTTATAATATTTAAAAAGCCAGTCCTAAGACCAGCCAAAAATGTGTATAACAAATAAACATAACCATTTATGGCCATGTTTATGGATTTTCTTATTTATTTTTCAGATATATGTTCACAAAACAGTAATATCATTAAAAAAGGCAGAGAGTGCCCGCCTCTGGTTGTCCAGAGTGGTCTTCTCTACCTTTCTATCTGCCATATATCTTGCCAGGTAATATCTAATATCTCCTGTCGTAATATGCTTAACCGGCTTTCCTACCATCTCTAACCTATTGGCTGCATTGTCTCCAAGTACTCTTGCCGCGGCCATAATTAACTCTTTTCTTAACTGTTCTTCCATACATACCTCCGATATTGTTTTTCTTTATATATCGGAGGTAAATTCTCGCCGCTCTAAGTTAACTAAACAGTAATAAGGTGTTAACAATACTAGAATATGGTTTTCTTGCAGACTATCAAGTCGCAGAAAGAGAGTTAGGTAATGGAACTTATCTTTATCTTAATTCACATATTCAAAATTTCCAAATAAGTGTAATTTCTCTTAACAATACTCTAAGATTGTGTGGCGTATACAATATATATGAAGATTTAATTGACACGGCTAAAACAACAAAAATAATATATAACACAGAATCTGGCAAAGTTAAATTCGATTCAAGCAGAGGTGCATGTCGAGGGCAACTTTTTAAATTTAATGAAAGAATTGCTAATACTTAATTCTTTTATAGTGAAAATAAAAATTCACCATATATGTAACAACCTTTAACAAATTCTGAAGCTGCCCATGCACCTATTTTTCCATCTGTCGTATAATAACGCTCAAGCCTTATTATTCCTGATGATTGCCTAATACATGCGCCGTAACCTATTAGTTTGTTGATGATTTTTCCGTCTGCGTTATAACACTGCCATGTACCGCCTAATATTTTAATAGAATCTGATGTTAAGCCGGCTTTAGTAAATACATCTTTGATATTATATTGAAACTTAAAATCTGTTATATCTGTACTTGTATTTTCTATTTTGCTTGTAAATTTACACATGCCGACTTTTTGCATTTTATTGTAAATGATATAATTATATCCATATCCATAGCAATCGCTTTCAGATATGAAATTTTTCATAAAGCAATTATAGAATGCGATATTACTGTTTAGTGCACTTACCTCGCTTCTGAGATTCGCAATCATGTCATTGTTATCTTTAATTCCCTTATCCATTATGTTAAGGTTTGTTGGGTTCCACGGTGTTTGCCCCGTCCAACCTACTCTTTTGTAGGCTAT